CTGGGCGGACTACAATCCGACTTTGAGCAAGTGCCCATTATCACATACCTGACAGAAACTGCAAGATTCATGTTGCCCATATTTTATCCTTACGGCAGTATTAAAAACATATACTTTAAGGAAATCAAGCCTAGATAAATAACTATTGATGCTCAGGCACCATTTAGGCTCACTACTCAAGGCTCATATTTAAATTTATTATTGAATAGCATCAATAAACAATAACCATTACAACAGGAACAATATGGCCGGGACAGATATTGAAAAGAAAAGCCTAGAGGCGCACGTAGAGTTATGCGCTGAAAGGTATAGTAGCTTGGAAAATAAACTAATAAATCTTGAGCAGAGAATTGACAAGATGGAAATCCATCTCATCGAAATCAAAGACGCCTTGAACGAAAAAAGCGATGGCCCTTACAAGACCATCATCGCCATAGGCACCAGTATCTTGGGTGTCATGATTGCCGGTATCATAACCCTACTAGCCACACACTTTAAATGAAAATAGTAGAACTACTCAATCAAGTGCGTGTTCCTATAAACAACGAACAGGCCGACTTGTTGGGTAGATTTCAACATGAGCCTAAAATTTCAAAAAGAGACCTAACTGAACGCGAGCAATTGATTGCTCATCAACTAGCCACGCAGGACATACTCCTACGCCGCAATGACAATGGCCAAATCACGTACACGAAAAAAATCCGCTAAAACCAAAGACAATATGCCGCAAGATGTCAGCCACGTGGTTGATCAAGTCACTGACTACATCAAGCTCTGGACCAATCGCGAGCTAGGCAAACTTCAACTCAATCATGACACCAGCATCTGTATACCCATCAAAAATGGCTATCGCATTGGACTTTATCGTGTAGATATTCATCCCAATCACACCTGTGATGTCGTTGCGCCACAGGGCAATATAGTGCACAGATTTGAAAACAAAGTGAGTGCTGTGCTTTACACCATCTATACCATCAAGCAAAAGTATCGCACCGCAGACAATATCATTGCTCTAGACAAAGAAATAAATAAAAATTATACAGATAGCTTGGCGCTACGCAGGGGCATAGAACGGGCTAGAAAACAACGAGACTACGTGAGCGTGGACATTAAAACTGCTAGACTTGACGAAGCAGAAAAGAAATTGGCACTGGCTAGACAAGATCTTGTCAGTGTGCACCGTGTGGCCAAGTTTGCTAAAGTGTGGCAATAGATATAAATATACAATATAATTTGGGAAAACGAATATGAGACTCTCCGAAATGCGTACCGAAGTAACACCACAAAAGATTAACAAAATCATGGAACGAAGCTTCGGCTTTTCTATCGATTACGATAATCTCAGTTACGCCAAAGCACAACGCCTAAGCAAGGCCCTGACAGAAAATATCCATGCTATTAAAAAATCTTTTGGCGCTCACACTGCTGAAAAGAATGCCAAGTACATGGAATTGATGATGGTCAAGGAAGGTCTTGATCGTTGGTTGAACAGTGAACAAGGTTTGTTTGAAAGCGAGATTGGTGCCAGTGAAGCACGTCTTGCTGCTCAAGACATTGTTGACTCAATCCAAGACATGATTGAGAAAATCAGCAAGATTCAGAATGAACAAGTCCCAGCTCTTGTGTCCACAATCCGTGACCAAATTGGCATGGAACAAAGTGAACAGTTTAAACAGGCCATTAAACCAGTACTGGCTGCTTTATATGATTCAGTAACTAAAGGTCAAGAACAGGCCGAGTCAGCAGTGTTGCAATTGGCTGGCGAACAACAACCAGCTGGTGACATGAGCATGGGTGGCATGCCCGGTGCAGACATGGGCACAAATGATCTAGGTACTCCGCCTCCTGAAGGTGGTGCCGATCTAGGTGCAGAAGCTCCTGTTGCTGATGCTGGAGCTGAAACCGACGGCTTTGATGCAGTGGATGCTGCTGCAGGCGGTTCACAAGCACTAGGACGTGCACGTCGTTAATATGCGTATACGTGAAATCATTGCCGAAGCGTTTGATGATCTTGAACATGATCAAGAATCAAGCGCAATCGAAGACGAAGCTGAAACACGTGGCGACAGTGCTTTAATCGAAGTACTAGAACTACTTCGTAGCGAAGCCGCTGAAACCAGTGCAGTTACTCCACGTGTGGCAGTTGACACTGTGATAGATCGTGTTAGACAGATTCCCGGTTTTGAAAGTTTCAACTATGCGGCACTGGATGCTGCAATCAAAAGCAACGACACAGTCAAGAACCTGGTGAAAGGTCCTCCCAAAGACGATCAACACACCGGTGACAAATACCTGTATCTAACACCATTTGAGAACACCGTTGATGTTTCGGGTGGAGAAGGTGGAGATGCCAGCGCAGACAAGAGCGCCAACGTGGTATCCGGAATGGCAAAACGTGCCATTGGCAAATAACCAAAATCATCGATAATTTCAAATAAATATAGTATACTACACAAAGGAGTATACTATGAAACGACTCATTTTAATATCGGCATTGTTATCGGCATCAATTGCATCGGCTGATGCCTGTTGCTATCGTGGTGGCTACTACCATCATGGATACAACGGTGGCTGGGTAGCACCTGCACTTATTGGCGGAGTGCTCGGATACGAGCTGGCACAACCCCGCACAGTGGTTGTTGAGCAACCGCCTGCAGTTGTTTACACACAACCCCCAATGGTGGTGCAACAACCTGGTTATGCACCTCCTCCAGTGGGCTATCATTATCAACAAATGGTTAATCCACAAACCGGACAGTATCAATTAGTATTGGTGCCAAACTGATATGAAACTACGTAAACTACGCCGAAAATTGTACGTTGCCATCTTTAGACACGATGTCAAACGCGAAAAGAAAATTTGGTACAAGATACTTAAAAAGAGTATTTGACACAAACACACCACAGACATACGCTAATGGCCTATTCCGACAAAGTTATTGACCACTACGAGAACCCACGCAATGTGGGTTCGTTTGCTCGTGACGAAGCAGGCGTGGGCACCGGCATGGTGGGGGCACCTGCTTGTGGTGATGTCATGAAACTACAGATCAAGGTCGAAAATGGAATCATCACCGATGCAAGATTCAAGACTTATGGTTGCGGCTCCGCAATTGCGTCAAGCAGTCTCATTACCGAGTGGGTTAAAGGTAAAACACTTGACGCCGCGGCAACGATTACAAATAGCGAGATTGCGGAAGAGCTTGCTCTCCCTCCAGTCAAGATTCACTGTTCGATCCTGGCCGAAGATGCCATCCGGGCAGCAGTAGCCGACTACAAAGCAAAACACAATATCAACTAATCATGAAACTCAAAGTATTTTATCATGTTATTGATTTGCCCAAATGGGAAACAATAACACAGGAACAATTGACCAAATTAAAAACATCCGGCTTGATGTCGGTGGCCGATGTGTATGTGAACCTGCACTATCGTTCCGACAGTTTTGTTCATCTAAAAGAATACTGGCGCGATGAACCCAATTTACATTTCTTAGACAGTCCAGATAGTCCAGCCGAGATGGAACATTCAACTGCGGTCTTGATGCAACAGATGGCCTTGAACAGTGGCGAAGACTTTTATGCACTCTACATGCACCAAAAAGGTATTACTTATATAGGTACCGAAAAAGAATTGCCCACACGCGATTGGCGCTGGCTCATGGACTACTGGACCATAGAACGCTATCAGGACTGTGTGCGAAAACTCAGTGAGGGATATGATGCAACTGGATGCAATTACAATCCGGATTTTACACCAGGTGCCGCACCGCACTTTGGTGGCAATCAACACTGGGTCACTAGTGATTTCTTGAAACGTATCACAGTGTTGCAGTTGCCTAGTCAAGTGCAGTATCAACGTCAAGTGCCACACCTGCATCACTACCGATGCGATATAGAAAACTGGTACGGGGCCAATCAGGCTAGAGCCTATGGATTCTATCATAGCCATGTGAATCACTATCACGATCTTTTCCCACCCGAACTATATCGAGCATGATCACAGTCACTGAAGCTGCCAGAAACAAAATTGTACGACTTTTGGCCAAGCGCGGTGGCATTGGAATCCGAATCGGTGTTAGGACGACCGGTTGCTCGGGACTGGCTTATGTGTTAGAATATGTAGATGCCTACATAGACAGTGGCGACACCATCAACTATGCACAACCAGACTTTGCCATATTTGTAGACAAAAAGAGCGATGTCTATTTGAAGGGCATGACAGTAGACTATGTACGCGAAGGCCTCAACGAAGGTTTTCAATTCACAAATCCCAATGAACGTGACCGTTGCGGTTGCGGAGAAAGTTTTAGAGTTCGATGATAAAATCACCATACAATTACACTGCCATCAGCAGAACCACTGTTGATGGCAAACGACACTACTGTTTACCTGATGGCAGCCGGGTGCCTAGCGTAACAACCATACTAGATCGTACTGCTCCTGCTGAAAAACGCGAAGCATTACAAAAGTGGCGTGATGCCATTGGACACGAACGTGCACAACAGATCACAACTGAAGCTGCTAATCGTGGTACCCGTATGCACAGTTATCTTGAGAGTTATATTCTCAGTGATGACATGAAACCCTTGCCCACAAACCCCTATGCACATCCGTCGTGGTTCATGGCTTCGCAAGTGATACTGGAAGGACTGCAACCCAATGTTACTGAATACTGGGGTAGCGAAGTTCCAGTTTATTATAGTGGGTTATATGCTGGTACCACAGACTGTGTGGGTGTATGGAAGGGTGCTCCTGCTATCCTGGATTTCAAGCAAAGCAACAAAGTCAAAAAGCGCGAGCACATTGGCGACTACTTTATTCAACTGGCAGCTTACGCAGCTGCACACAATGACACACACGGCACTGAGATCAATACCGGTGTAATTTTGATGTGTGTACAACCAAAACAACTACTAGATGGCACGTTTTCGACGCCAGAATACCTGGAATTTGTTGTTGAAGGCGACGAGTTTGCTTACTGGCACAACGAGTGGATGAAACGTGTGGAGCTATACTATTTGTCAAACTAAATACATTATTACAATGAGGTTTAGCGATGGCAATCACACAAATAAGTCAGATACAGGTTCGAAGAGGACTTAATCAAGATCGTCCACAATTGGCTGGTGGTGAATTTGGTTGGAGTACAGATACTCGCCAACTCTACATCGGCAATGGATTATTGTCTGAAGGTGCACCAGTTGAGGGTGTGACCGAAATACTGACACAAAACAGTATACTTAATTTCACACAGGGCTATGCTGGTGCAGTAACATCACTACAACAACAGTTGTCGGCTCTACAGGTCACTGCCGCAATTGACTATAATACTGTACTACCGGCCACCAGTTCGGGAACTATTACCAGTGTTCCGGCTAGTAATTCTGTAATCTCGTACACTCTTACCCAAGGCTTGAAACAACGCACTGGTACCATCCGTGTCAGTTACAGTTACCTGTTGTCGTCAATTGTGTACGACGAAGAGTACAATGAAACCAACACCACTGATATAACTTTTTCTGTATTGGCCAACATACAAAATGGCAGTCCGACTACCAACATGGATTTCCATTATGTGACCACATCGCCAACCACACTATTTTACCGAGTAGCAACACAATCATAATAAATGTTTCAACTTAAAACCGAGGACCGACTGAGGGCCTGGCGTGAGTTTCGATATTCTATTGGCCGCTTGCCATTAGATCAGGCCTTGCAACAAACTGTGGAGTTGTGGAGCCGTGCTCCATTCATTCCCTATCATTTAGACGCCAAAGATCGCATGTCATGGCCAGACCCTTGGCAGTTGGTGGACGAAAACATCTACTGTGATCTTGCAAAAGCCTTGGGAATCATGTATACTATGTTATTAACTGAGCATAGAAACAACCTAGATATCGAAATACGAGTATATAAAGATCCCGAGACCGGATACGAGTATAATTTATCTTGGTTCAACAATGGAAAATATATTGCTAATTTGATTGACGCGGAGATTGTAAATATTGAACAATTCGATAAAGCACTACGGTTAGAACAGATATATACAGCACACGAATTACAATTACAAAATTACTGAGGAATCAATGTCAACAATTCAAGTCACAAAAAGAAGTGGACGTAAAGAACCACTCGCAGTAGAAAAATGGCAAGCGCAGATAGCAAAAATATGTAGTGGGATAGCAGATGTAAGTCAGAGCATGATCGAGATTAAAAGTCAACCGCACTTTTATGATGGCATTACTACAAGAGAAATTGACGAAATAACACTACGAGCAATCGTAGATCTAATCGACGTCGAACACAATCCCGATGTGGGACACACCAATTACCAATATGTGGCCGGCAAGCAACGTCTAAGTATGTTGCGTAAGGACGTATACGGTTCATACGAAGTTCCTCACCTCTATACAGTTGTGAAACGCAATGTTGAAGTGGGCTTGTACACTCCTGAACTGTTGGAGTGGTATACCGAGGATGACTGGAATCGCATGAACGACATGTTGGATCATGTCAAGGACGAAGCCTACAGTTATGCCGCCATCGAGCAACTTATTGAAAAGTATCTAGTACGTAATCGAGCCACAAAGGAAATTTACGAAACACCACAAATCCGGTATATGGTTGCAGCCGCAACAGTATTTCACAGAGAAGAACCGAATACTGCGAGAATGCGATTCATCAAAGAGTACTACAATGCGGCCAGTGATGGTTTGTTTACTTTGGCTACTCCTGTTCTTGCCGGTCTTGGTACACCTACTAAACAGTTTAGTAGTTGTGTTCTTATCCGCAGTGACGACGACCTAGACAGTATTTTTGCTTCAGGCGAAATGATGGCCAAGTATGCCAGCAAACGTGCCGGTATTGGCTTAGAAATTGGAAGACTACGCCCACTTGGTAGTCCGATCCGTGGTGGTGAGATCATGCACACCGGCATGATTCCGTTCTTGAAAAAGTGGTTTGGTGATTTACGTTCATGTTCGCAAGGAGGTATTCGTAATGCAAGTGCTACTGTTTTTTACCCTATTTGGCATCATCAGTTTGATGATCTTATTGTTCTTAAAAATAACCAAGGAACTGAAGAAACGCGAGTTAGATTTATGGACTACGGAGTCGTACTCTCAGCCTTCTTCTGGAGACGATTCAAACAAAAAGAAAACATAACATTCTTTGATCCCAACCAAGTACCAGACCTGTACGAAGCGTTTTATCAAGACACTGCACGTTTTGAAGAACTGTATGTGGCCTACGAAAAGCGCACGGACCTACGCAAAAAGGTCATGACTGCCGAAGAAGTGTTCAAGAGCGGTATACTAAAAGAGCGCACTGACACTGGACGTATCTACTTGGTGTTCATAGACAACGTGCAGGGTCAAGGTCCGTTTGATCCTGAATATCATACCATTTATCAGAGTAACCTTTGTTGTGAAATATTACTTCCTACTAAACCTTTTAAGCGCCTTGATGATCCTAACGGTCGTATTGCGCTCTGCACCCTGGGGTCAATCAATTGGGGTGCTTTCCGCAATCCTGAGGATATGCGCCGTGCTTGCCGTATCCTGCATCGTAGCCTTAACAATATCCTGGACTACCAAGATTTCCTTTCCATCCAGAGTCGAATGTCCAATGACGAAATTAGACCCATTGGAATTGGAATCACCAATCTTGCCTACTGGCATGCTAAGAGATCCTTCAAATACGGCGATCGAGAAAGTTTGTCTGAAGTAAAAAGTTGGATGGAACATCAGGCCTACTACTTGACCGAAGCCAGTGTTGAGTTGGCCCGGGAACGTGGCAAGTGTGTGGATTCAGATCACACACGTTATGGACAAGGTGTGTTTCCGTGGGAATTACGTGCCAAGGGTGTTAACGAGCTTGCTGACTTCACTCCCGAACTGGATTGGGAAACCTTAAGAACCAACATGAAAACTTATGGAGTACGTAATGCCACACAAATGGCCATTGCTCCAGTAGAGAGTTCGAGTGTTGTGATCAACAGCACCAACGGTATCGAAATGCCCATGCAGTTGATTTCGGTAAAAGAAAGCAAGGCCGGTTCGCTGACACAGGTGGTGCCCGAGTACCACAAACTACGCAACAAGTATCAACTGATGTGGGATCAAAAGGACTGTGACGGATATTTAAAAACGGCAGCGGTTTTAGCTGCCTACATTGATCAAAGTATAAGTACAAATACGTTTTATAATCCTGCACACTTTCCCGGACGCAAAGTGCCCACTACCTTGATTGCCAAGAACCTAATGCAGGCACATGCCTGGGGATTAAAGACTTTTTATTATTCACTGATCAACAAACAAGGAGCCAAAGCAGAAGCCGAAGAAGCACCAGTACTAGAAGACATTGACTGGGACGATCAAGAGGACTGCGAGGCATGTAAATTATGACATACACCAAACTAAAAGAATTTTCTGTGGTATACACAGACCGAAGCCTAAATCACATGAGCGATGAATTTGTTGATGTAGTTCGAGATATTAGCCGATTAATCAAAACAGCATACAATGCCGAATCAGCAGTTATTGTGCCCGGATCGGGCACATTTGGCATGGAGTCAGTGGCACGCCAATTTGCCAACAATGCCCGAGTCATGATTATCCGTAACGGATGGTTCAGTTATCGCTGGACACAGATATTTGACATGGCAAAAATTACTGATGATATCACAGTAGTTAATGCAGAACAAATTGTTGATCAATACCAAGCCCAGTATCGTCCGGCCGACATCGCACAAGTTGTGGCTGCTATTAGACAAAATCGACCCGCCGTTGTGTTTGCACCACATGTGGAAACATCGGCCGGCATGATCCTGCCTGACAACTATCTTGACCAAGTGGGACGAGCCTGTACCGAAGTGGGCGCACTATTTGTGCTGGACTGTATTGCATCAGGTGCGGCCTGGGTTGACATGAAACAGTGTGGAGTTGATGTATTAATCACTGCACCACAAAAAGGTTGGAGCAGTACTCCCTGTTGTGCCATGATTGCACTCGGCGCACGAGCAAGAGCCGCTATTGATTCAACTGCAAGTACTAGTTACAGCATGGACTTGAAGAAGTGGTTGCAGATTGTGGAAACATACGAGCAAGGCAAGTTTATCTATCATACCACCATGCCCACAGATGCCTTAAAAGAATTGCGTGACACCATGCTGGAAACTGAAGCAGTGGGATTTGACACATTGAAAAAAGCACAGTACGAATTGGGCACTGCTATTAGAAACATGTTGGCCTCCAAGGGCTTTCCCAGTGTTGCCGCTTTTGGATATCATGCTCCTGGTGTAGTGGTATGCTATACCGAGGATGATGGGTTGCAAAACGCAACTAAATTTAGAGCATTAGGCTATCAAACTGCTGCCGGAGTTCCTTTACAGGTGGGTGAACGTGCAGACTTCAAGACATTTAGAATTGGTCTCTTTGGCCTAGACAAACTAAATGACATTGCAGGAACCGTCGCAAGTTTACAACAGGCACTAGAACAACTATGAGTCAAGCACAATACAACCTAAACACCAAGACCGATTACTTGTCAAGAAAGATGTTTCTTGACCCAGCCGGTCCAGTTACCATACAACGTTTTGAAGAAGTCAAGTACAAAAAGATTGCTGACTTTGATGCCACTGCACGTGGATTCTTTTGGCAACCTGAAGAAGTTAGTTTGACAAAGGACAGCAACGATTTTAAAGAAGCAAGCGAAGCAGTAAGACACATCTTTACCAGCAACCTGTTGCGTCAAACTGCACTAGACAGTTTGCAAGGACGTGGTCCCACACAGGTGTTTACTCCGGTATGTTCGTTACCCGAAGTAGAAGCACTTATGTACAACTGGGGTTTCTTTGAAACCAACATTCACAGTAAAAGTTATAGCCACATTATTCGCAACATCTACAATGTACCCAAGGATGTGTTTAACACCATACACGATACTCAAGAGATCATCAGCATGGCTAGTAGTGTTGGCAAATATTATGATGCCTTGCACACACTAAACTGTTCTAAAGAAATAGGGCTTCCGGTGACAGAAAAAGAACATGTCAAGGCCATATGGTTGGCACTCAACGCCAGTTATGCTCTAGAAGCATTCCGTTTCATGGTGAGCTTTGCCACCAGTTTAGCCATGGTCGAGAACAGAATCTTTATGGGCAATGGTAATATTATATCATTGATCCTGCAAGATGAATTGTTACACAAAGCCTGGACCGCATATCTAATCAATCAGGTTATCAAAGAGGATTCCCGTTTTGCCGAAGCTAGAGACGAGTGTGAAGCCGAAGTGTATCAACTGTACATGGACGTGATACGTGAGGAGAAAGCCTGGGCTGACTACCTGTTTATTAAAGGCCCTGTGATAGGTTTAAACGCCAATATCTTGAAGGATTTTGTTGATTATACCGCATTAGGTGCATTAAAAGACATCGGTATCAAGTACCAAGCACCTGCACCAAGGTCAACACCAATACCGTGGTTCAACAAGCACACTGACACCAGCAAGAAGCAAACAGCCTTACAAGAGTCAGAATCAACCAGTTATGTAATCGGAGTCATGAGCGATCAACTTGACTACGAAGCACTACCCAATTTATAAGAGGAAAACGATGAAAGCAATAGTATGGAGCAAGGATGCCTGCCCTTTTTGTGTACAGGCCAAAGCATTGTTAGAAAGCAAGGGCATCGAGTACGAAGAACGCAATATCAATCACGACTACACACGTGAACAGTTGTTGGAGGCAGTGCCCACTGCACGAACACTGCCACAGATATTTTTGGATGACGCACACGTGGGCGGATTCAACGAATTAAGAAAACATTTACAAGGATAAAATATGTTGATCAATAAAGGATATTCCTCCGGGGATGTGGTGAGTTTCAAGCTGGTAAACGGTGACGAGGTTGTTGCCAAAATCGTCGAGCAAACTGCAGATGGTTTTACAATTTCCAAACCCTGCACTGTGGTTCCTGGCCCACAGGGCGGATTGGGTTTGGTGCAGAGCCTGTTTTCTGGCGATATAAATAAAGATATAGCAATCAAAAATGAGCACATAATGTTGCATTCTGTTACCACAAGCGAAATAGAAAAACATTATTTAAAAACAACCACAGGAATTCAGTTAGTATAATATGCCCGGAAAAATGTTACCAGTAGCCACAGTGGGATGTGTCACAGATCCTTTTACAGGAGCCTTTGGCCTGACTGCTCTAATGCCCAACGGACTTGGTAAGATTCTGGGAGGGCCAAATCAAACTGTTCGAGCAGCCGGCAGACCCATTGCTACACTTGACTCTATTGTAAGCGTACACGGCAATCCAGTAGACCCCAAACTGCCGGGATACAATCCTGAATGTGCAACATCTACCTTGAGTGCCATACAGGCCTCGGCCACAGTGCTTGTAATGGGCTTGCCAGTGGCAGTGAGTGCACCGGGCATGAACGGCACTATAGCCACTTGCTCACACTACTGTTTTACTAGTCTTGCTCCCACTATCTTGATCGGCGGAGTGGTCTAAATTGGCCAGCGCACTACAGTTGACGGCAACCAGCACCGTTGCTAGTGGCTATGGCCTAGCTGCAAATACCGCAGTATTGGCGCAGATAACCAAATTTCAAAGTCAATCCACCGTGGCTGCATTTGCCAATGTGTGTGCACTGGCATCCGGCAATAGCAGTGTGGCCAATGTGATGGCCAATATTGGACAGGGTGTCACGTATGGCACATGGTTACTGGATCTCTATCCAGCCAATGTCACCGCAACCGGCAGCGGCGGGGTTGCACTGTATCCCGGTAATATAGCCAGTTTTTCGGGTACACTACAAAATCAAGTCACTGGACCGTTTGCATCAGGCTTGAGCGGATTTGCCAATGTGTACAACAATTCCTATGCGTACATGGTGAGTTCGTTTGATACAGTGGCCAGTGCCAATATTTTACAGAACAAAACTTATGCTCAGAGCGGACTGGGCTACACTGGACCAGCAGATTTGGCCACTGGCGGTATCGGAGCCAGTGCTCAGGTGTTGGCCAATGTGGTGAGCCGATTTGGTACCATGTATGATGTCAACAACATCAGTACCATGGGCGATCCCTATGTGTTTGGACAAAATCTCTTGAATCAAAATCTTGGCAGTTACGGCGATCTTAGCACACAACTCAGTGCTGCCGGTTTGGATACTACTAATTTACAGGCCATACCCACCAGCACCACAACTACAAGTTTACAATCCAAGGCCGCACCGACCAACACTCCAATTGGTGCAGTGGCCATACCCACTCTTGCCACCAGCACCACAACTACATCGGTGCCCGGAAACTCCACTGACACAGTGATTGCCATATACAAGTCCATCACTGGTTCTAATTTGGACATCATAACCCACACCACAGGATTTGTGTCAACCACGTCCAGCCAAATTGTTTCACTCAATGACTACCTGGATTTGACCAAGATAGTGGACAGTGCCAATCTCGCACAACTAAATCAGCTGGGTATTACCACACTCAGCGGCTTGGGCAGTTATATACACAGTAAATTGGGCAAGGGATACTTTTCAACCTGGAGTTCCATGGCAACCTTGTTGCAGAGTCTAGAAGTGCCGGTATTGCCCTATACCACCGCCAATGCCAACAGTGCGACTTTGTCGCCCTCGATTACCAACAGTATCATTTCCGGTGCCGGAACTGGCTCGGGACCGTTTGGGAATCCGGCCATTGTTGATTTTCTTGGAGCCACTAGTGGATATCCCTATGTTACCCAACTCAACATTATCAATCAAAATTTTGTTACAGTGGCGGCCGCAAGCGGTATCACAAGCTATATTGCAGCCCTGAAAACGGCGCTTAACAACTACATCAATGGTGGCGGTAGTGGTCGCAATATCAGCAACGTAATCATTGCAGTGGCCAACTTGAACGCGGCTTTAAAATCTTTAAGCCCAACTAGCACACCGGGCCTGGCGGCAGCACAAACAGCCTATTGGCAAATGCTGAATAGACTTAACACCGAAGTTGCTTTTTTATCTCGAGCTGGTGCAGTATTTGGGGCCGGATATCCCAATAGCCTGACCTCATTTTCCCAGTCACTTCCTACCATAGCCGCCGACAAAACACAGTATCAAACCTATCAATTTTTTGCCAATTTGATTACCAAAGACAGTTATGGTGACACCATCCGAGCCGCAGTGGCCGAAACCATCAACAGCGATTTGTTGGCCTCGGCTGGAATTACTCTAAATAATGACCCTGCACCATCCACAGTGATCAGTCAATCACAGACACAAAATGTGCCAATAACTACGTACTTAACCCAGAATCAGTAGGGTTTTAATGGCCGAAAAACACAAAGAATTGTATTTAAGACAATGCTGTCTGACTTATATAGTATTATAACTATAGATAATTGTTCTTAAATAGACTTACAAGAAAAGAAAAGGAGAGCAATATGAGAATTATGATGCAAGTCATAATAGCAATATTAGCCCTGACCGTAATGGCACCCGGTCAAGCACAATCCATTAACACACGTGAATTGGATTGTCTGGCTCGTAACATTTATTACGAAGCTGGCTTAGAAAGCGAAGAAGGCAAGGTTGCAGTAGGCCTGGTTACCATTAACCGAAGCAACGATGAAAAATATCCACGTACCATATGCGGAGTGGTAAATCAAAAAACAGTTTTTAGTGTGCCTCGAACAGTGACACGAGTTCGCGAAATTACCACAGGGGTAGTTTTCAAGACTGTGCATCGGGTACAGGAAACCACAACTGTTTGGGTAAATCACGCAGTATGTCAATTCTCATGGAGGTGCGAAAATGTACGTAAAATTAACTATACAGATTCCCGTTGGGAAGATAGCCTTGCCGTCGCTCAAGAACTTCTTGACGGCGGATATCAAGAATTCCGTGACAAATATCGAGACGCTGAATATTTTCACGAAAAGCATATTCACCCAGCTTGGGCTAGACAAAAGCGTAAAATTGAGCGGATTGGTGGGCACATTTTTTATGCCGACAAAGCACAAGATTTGACAGTGGCCGAAAACCCGTAGTATAATGTTAAATACATTATAAACCGGGAGTTACTGTATGGGAAAACAATTGGCAGTGGTTGATGAGTTTAGCGAAGAAGAATACGTTAGCCAAGAAATATCAAACGAGGACTATGGATTTATACTCGATGCCAATGGCGATCTCAAAAGTGTTTTCCTTCCCGACAATGTGCCGTTTCGAGCACCCAAAAATGTAAACAAAATACTTAAGATTTTTGGTGTTGTAGATGTACAACGGTTTGACTCGGATCCCAACGTACATTGATTGACAACAAATTCATAATAGTTTATAATAGCTATTATGAAGATAAAACTCACCGTCCCTGTTCGTACTCGTGCTCATTTTGTGTTATTTGCACAGAATACACCTTTTCGTCCCAAACGAGTTGAGAGCAAGAAGCAGTACTCCCGTAAACCCAAACATCCAAATAAATTACATGATTAAACGTATCGGCTTCTGTTGCAAATGGCTCAATGACCCGTCTGAATGTGGAGGCATGAAAGTGAACGCAGTAGATCGCGACCTCAACGGTCGTAGTACCACCATGCGCTGGCTTCGTGAACACAAGAGTGAAGCTGAACAACGTCAGTGGGACATTATGAACCACAATGCCTCGGCAGCAGTAAAGTTGATCGAGCGTGTGGCCACCTTGCCCGCTGAACGTAGAATGGTGCGCCTAGGCAGTGAAATGCTACAGGGCTATACCGAAAAGGACTGGCAAGCCTGGTGGCAACGACAGGAGATACAGGACCACTGTGCTAAGATATTTGCGCCCATTGGCGAAACTGCTCGCAGACTTGATGTTAGACTCAGCTTCCATCCTGGACAATTCTGCGTTCTTGCCAGCGACAACGCAGATATAGTAAATAGAAGTATACAGGAGTTTGAGTATCATGCAGATATGGCCCGTTGGATGGGATACGGCGTTCGATTCCAGGACTTTAAGATCAACGTCCACATATCCGGGCGTCGTGGTCCACAAGGAATCAAAGACGTATTTGGACAGTTATCACCAGAGGCTAGGAACTGCCTTACTATTGAAAACGACGAAATGTCTTGGGGCCTGGACGCCAGCCTTGAACTCGCCAGTACCTGTGCACTCGTTCTCGACATACACCACCACTGGATCCGTACAGGTGAATACATTTCACCCCAAGACGATAGATGTAAGCGTGTGATCGAAAGCTGGCGAGGCCAGCGTCCGGTTATACACTACAGCACCAGCAGAGAAGATGTCTTGGTTGGTCACAATGCCCGTGAATTGCCCGATCTTGACACTTTGTTGGCACAAGGCTACAAAAAGCAAAAACTACGTGCACATTCGGACTTTTACTGGAACGAGGCCTGCAACGATTGGGCACTGGGCTTCCGTGACAGTTTTGACATACAGTGCGAGGCCAAAGGCAAGAATCTTGCTAGCCAGCAGGTGTACGAACAAGGACTCTAGTCATAAATACCCTATAACAGGGTATTATGATGAGTTCTTTTTCTTACGTCTACGTAGGTAATGTTGCAAACGATGGCACCGGAACTGCTCTCCGCGATGCATTTGCAATCATTGACGCCAATTTTGCCAATATCGCTTCGGGCAACGCCACAATAAACGTCAACGCTCCGGTACAGTCTGTGGCCGGACGCACCGGTAACATCAGCCTAACAGTCAATGATGTTTCGGGCGCAGTCAGTCTAGCATACGTAAACAGTCTCAGCCTGGCCGGCAATGCTTATGTAAATTCGGCCCTGGCCAATGTTCAAACGCTGATCAACACTCTCAGCAATGTAGATGTCAGCACAGTACAAACCACAGTCACTGCACTACAACAAAATGTTGGCACAATTGTAACCCATCTCAACACACTAGATGCCAATGTGGGCACTCAGCACACGACCCTGGCGCCCCTGCCCAGCGCAGTATCAACCCTCCAAACCGAATTCACGACCATTACTGGATGTGTGTCCGGAGCATTTGGCACACTCGCCACACTCAGCAACCAACTTTCTGGTTTGAGCGCAGGCAACACTTATATACAGTCCGAAGTAGTGGCCCTACAAGCCAACATAACTGCTGCCAACGCAGCCATTCACTCGGTGGACCTGGCTTGGCAGGCCAATGCAGTGGGCCTCCTAAGCGACCTGTCATCACAACTGAGTGCCATTGATATTCTAGCCACTAGATCAGATCTTACCAATGCCAATGTGTTGGCTGTGAATCTTGCAATTGCATCCTTACGCGATTCTTTAACCAGTTTGTCAGCCAATGTGGTTGCTGCCAATGCCGCAATAGTCACTGCCAACACCGCAGTGGTCAACTACTTTAACGACCAAATTGTCCCCATACAGGCCAATACCGGAAACCTCGAAGCAATCTTGGACGCAATTGGTACCAACGAAAACAACATCATTTTGACCAATGCCAATGTGTCTGTTGCAAACATCAATATTGCTGCTGCCAATGCCGCAATTGTTACTGCCAATACTGCCATGAAGGCCTATGTTGACAGTAGAGCCAGCACATTTGGCAATGCCAACATCGCAGTGTATTTGCCCACCTATTCGGGCAACATTGGCAATGTTACCACACAAACAGTTACGACCCGAACTGGTGTATATTGGCCCAATGGTGCTGCCTATGCACCTAATCCGGTCACAGTTTCAGATACACCACCCACAATCAATTCGGTGGGACAACTGTGGTGGGACAGTTCTGCAGGCAGTGCTTATGTGAGCTATCAAAACGACTGGATTGATTTGATCCCGGGCGGATACAGTTCGGGTGGTTCAGCATCAGCACAGTGGACTGCGGTAGAAGCCTTGGTCAACATTGATGCAACCACATCAACGGCCACTGCCACAATGACTCAAAGTCTCAATTACTATATGGCCACTTATAATGAGTTCTTTGTAAAGATTCAGACCACCGGAATCAACTCACCCACTTTCCCGGTGCCATCCAAGTTGTTGCCCTTGATCACAATTGACAGTAACGAGTATTATGGACTGGGTACATCAGGCGGAGTACAGTTTGCTATCAATTGGCCTAACTTTGCCAACACCACTGTGGTAATTACTGGCCTGCAAAGTCTGCACAACAGTTTTGGTGCAACAACTGCTAATGTTCTCATATACGCAAGATAACAGGATACACAAATGTCAATAAGTTTCCCAACAACCCCCACAACAGGCCAGCAATACACAACGCCGGGTGGAGTTACCTATACCTGGACCGGTTCAAGATGGACCGCGGTCTTGGCCAATCTTGCCACTATCAACAGTGAAATAAATGCTGCCAACGCCGCAATAGTCACTGCCAATCTTGCACTCAAAGGCTATGTTGACGATCAAGTGGCTGGTTTGGTGTCAGCCAATGCATCGGGTTGGGCACAGTTGATTGCTTATGACAATGAAATCATAGCCTACGCAGAGCTTCTAAATGCTGCTATGTTGGCCAATGTGGATTCTGCCAACACTGCAATTGCTGGCACACTGGCCAATAGCGAAAGTTATACACAAACCTATGTCAACAGTGCACTGACTTCGTTGACTGCTGGCGCTCCCGCTGGTCTAAGTACCTTTACTGGAGTGGCTGCCAATCTTGCAACTACCACGGTCAACATAAACGCTATCCAACAACATCTGGCCAATACTGATGCCAATGTTGCAGCGGCCGATGCCAATATACAATCTTCCAATACCGCAGTAGTGGCCTACATCAACGGTCTCAACACCAACATGATTGCCAATGTGGTTGCTGCCAATACCGCAATTGTTACTGCCAATACTGCCATGAAGGGCTATGTTGACTATCAGCTGGGCACCAGATTGGCCAATATCAACTACGGCAATCTTGGTAACACTCTGGTTACCTATTTGAATTCGGTACTGGCATCCAATGCGGCCGCAATCACAACTGCCTGGAATGCCAACACTGCCAGCCTGGCAACTGCTATAAATTTACTAGCAGCAAATGTTACAAATTATTCTAGTAGAATTGACGCGGCCAATGCTGCAATCAGCAGTACCACAATATCGCTTACCAACTATACCGACAACAAGGTTGCCACATTCACACAGTTGTTGGAAACTTTTATTGCCAGTAACCTGGCAGTGGCCAATAGCGAAATTGTCACCAGCAATACCGCAGTTGTAAATTATGTAAATGATTTGGTGACTTCAAGCAATAGCTCGGTCACTAGGTTTGTGACTCAAACTGCCAACGGATTGACTGCACAAATTGTGAATCTAAATGCCAATTTGGTATCCAACATAAGCACACTACAAACCGAAATCAACACACTGACCACAGGCGGTAGCGGTTACGGTAATACCAATGTGGCCGCTTATTTGCCCACATACGGTGGCAACATAACTGCCAACAATGTAACCTTGAGCACACTAAATGTTGTGGGACATACTGGTCCAGCTGTGATAACAAGTGGCAGTGACATTATACTAAGTCCCACAGGATGGATCGTGAATCAAGGCCCAATGGTACTGGTCAAATACACACGAACACAATTGCTGTCCTCGGTTGCCAACACCGCTGGTGCAGTAGCATATGATACAACTGCAAATATGCCAGTGTATTTTAATGGTACCAATTGGGTATTTTTTTCTAACAACGCAATAATATGATAACTGAAGAATACGTCATCACTGTACACAATCACCAGGATTGGCAAACCATACACGATGGTTTGGTCAAGGGTCAATTACTGGGCCGAGTCGTTGAGTGTGTAAACGATCGTCCCATGAATGACTATTCCAGTCACTACCTGTTGACCGATCTTGAAGCCGCTACCCTAGCCGACAATCCCTTCATACAGGCCGTGGAACTGCCGCCCGAAAACAATCCGTTTATTCGCCCAGTACATTTTGGTGTGCGTTCCGCTGCCAATTATGATCGTACCAGCGTCTGGCACTATCAAACCAGTGTGCTGGATGCTTCAATGAAGAACTGGGGACTGTTGAGATCAACGGTACCATCAAACCCATTTGCATCTTCAAATTCGGTAACTGCCGAATTTGCCTACGATCTAGATGGTACCGGAGTTGACATTATCATGATTGACACCGGCATAGAGCCAAACCATCCCGAGTTTGCTGTCAACGCAGATGGCACCGGAGGCAGCCGAGTAGTGGATTATGACTGGAGTCAACACAATGCAGTATTGAGTGGGCTTGGTGATCCGGTTGTGGTGGCCTGTGCCACTGGTCAAGGCATCAACGGATACTTAGGCGACTGTGAGGGGCACGGCACCAACACTGCCAGCATTGCAGCCGGAAACACCTGCGGTTGGGCCAGTGGTGCTAGACTGTACAGTATTCGAGCATTTGGACCTGGTGACGATATCACTACCGGCAAATATCTCAGCCCAATTGTCAGTACCAGTTATGTGTTTGATTTGGTAAAAGCATTTCATTTGGCCAAGATAGCCAACGGAAACCTGCGTCCCACAATCTGTAGCAACAGTTGGGGATACACCAGCTATCTTGGATCAGTGGCCGAATTCAACAGTGCCACCAGCATGACTGTGAACTATCGTGGTGTAAACTATCCCTATACCGGTTACAGTACCGAAATGGGTCCTAGGTTTGGTGTGCTGATCATTGAAGATGGACTCAGTCCCTTGTACAATGGACTCAATGGTGCTCGGGTACCCAGTGTGGAAGCCGCAGCACAAAGTTGTGCCAATGCTGGAGTATTGCTAGTAGGGGCGGCCGGAAACTCCAGTTACAAAATTGACGTGCCTGGCGGCGCTGACTACAACAATAGTTACACCTTGAACTACAACCCACCATTTTATGCCCCTAACGGCATAGGCTATTACTCGTATGTGAACTACTATCATAGAGGCACAATCACCAGCGCCAACTGTTTTGTCACTGTGGGTGCTCTTGACAGTGTGGGTGCAGATCAAAAAGCCGACTATAGTTGCACCGGACCAAGAGTGGACGTATTTGCCCCTGGCACTGACATCATGGCGGCCAGTGCCGATGTGCCATTGAATGGTGCACAGGCAGTGCAAGATCCCAGAAGCACCAATGTTACAATTCCGAATAGTCCGTACGGACACATATTTTATCTCAGCAAAGATACCGGAACCAGTCAGGCCACTCCACAAGTGACCGGGGTACTGGCCTGTGTGATGCAAGCTAGACCCACAATGACTGCAACCGAAGCTAGATCATTTTTGTCGGCTACCGCAGTGAAAAACGCCATGCCCGATTCAGGCAGTGCAGTGGATTATACCAATGTGTCAGGCAGTTTGCTTGGAGCTCCAAATCGTGTGCTTCAAATGCCGTTTACAAGTCCTAGTACCTTGAACATTGTAGATAAATAACACAAAGACCCAAGGATTAGAGAATGGCTTATTCACAAACATACAATTCAGCAACTGCGATAACTACACCTGCTATCAATAGCACCAAGGTCATAGTATATTCTAACGTGGCTTGCTATGCCAACATCAACGGAACAGCAGTGTCTTCCAGTGCTTATCCGTTAATAGTGCCCAATAGAAAAAACGATTTCAATATGCAAGGACTGGGTAATACGCTAAGTCTACTGCCAGTGGGCGGTGCAACTGCTGCAATCACAATTGTACAAGTTGGCAACGTGGCTGCAAGCGGTATAGCAGGGCCAACAACTGGCGGAAACATTTATACTAACGGTTAATATATCATGAACATAGCAGAAATTTTACGCAAACTGGCTGACGTTGTAGACGGCAAAGAAGCTGGTACTGAGATTACCAATCGTCCTGGCGCTGATATCGAAATGCAATCGGCACCTGAACCCGAAACTGACGAAAACGTAGAAGTTATCAATGTTGAGCCTATGGTTCCACCCTTGCAACAGAAACTAGAGTTACTGAAGAAAATAGCCGGTGAAGAGGTTTGCCCCGAATGTGGACATGAGCCATGCGAGTGCGGGCACGAGGACGAATTAACGATCATGAAACGCAACGCTGGCATGCCCATGATGACGGCAATGCCCACATTGTTGGCACATATTGCAGACGAAGACGAACCCTGGGAAGGTTAAGTCCCGATGGCAATCCAAAAATTATTTACTAGTAGAGCAAACGGTACAAACGGTAATATATATGTCGGCAAACCGGGCCATATGTTCTACAACGAACAGACTGGTAACTTAAGGATTAGTGACGGCATTACTCCTGGTGGTAATCCTATTGCTCTAGGTAGTAATAGAATCGGCAATATAGTGTTCAATGGGGCTACAATGAGTTCCACTGGCACAAATCAGGATCTTACTATTGCTAGTAATGGCACAGGTAATGTGTATATAGTTGGTAATTTTGTTACTGAGTCGCCTGCAGGTGATTTACTGATTGAAAGTCTATCAAACAAAACTATTAATTTTTATGTACCAGTAGTCAATAGCCTTGACTCGGGCATTGATATTATTGGAAGTTCAACGAATTCAGTCCAAGCGCCGCAGAATACTGGTGTATTACTCCACGTAACAGGGCAACCTAACAACAGCAGCAGAATTTACAATGATGGCCAAGCAGGATATGCAGCATACATTGGCCGCAGATACAATGGATCTAGCACTGCTCCTTCCGCAGTATTGTCCGGAGAAGTTGTTAGTCGAGTAGGTGCCACTCCTTATACCACCGCAGGATGGCCTGCATTAAGTACAGCTCGTATAGATTTTGTTTCCAGCCAAGATCAAACCGGAACTAACCAAGGCAGCAACATACAGTTTTGGACTAGTGCTATTAATAGTAATAGTGTTAGTCGTAGTTTAACAATAGACAGTGGTGGTATTACTTTTGCTGACGCAACAACTCAGAGTACTGCGGCTATCCCATTAACACAACTGGGCGCAGCCAGCGGTGTTGCTACATTAGACGGCGCAAGTAGACTTACATTATCACAAATTCCTACTTCGTTGTTAGGCGGAGTAAGTTATCAAGGCACATGGAACGCTAATACCAACGTACCAACACTGGCCAATGGCGTAGGTACAACTGGATATGAATATGCAGTTACTACCGGTGGTACCAACCTAGGGTCTACTTTTGTTGCAGGCGACTGGGTAATTTATAACGGTGCAACTTGGGAAAGAATTCCAGTCGGCGCCAACGGAGTAACAACATTCAATACACGTACTGGTGCTATAACATTAAGCAATGCTGATGTTATCGGTGCATTGGCTGCAAGCAGTATACAAAACGTTAAATTACAAAATTCAACAGTCACAGTAAACGCAGGAACAGGCGTCACGGGCGGTGGCACTGTTAGTTTAGGCAGTACTATTACTGTTAGTATTGGGCAGGATGTTTCTGCAAATGCCACTCCGACCTTTGCAGGTATTAATTTAACCGCAGACAGCAACATCGGCGGTAACATAACTCCTAGCCTTGATAATACATATTACCTTGGTAATGAGACCAGAAAATGGAAGAGTGTCTATATTGGTCCGGGATCAATATACATCCAAGATACTGCTAACGCCGCAATAAGTGCAGCACTTACTGTTACAAACGGTGTGTTACAAATCAACGGAGCCAACCAGTTACAAGTTGGTCAATTAAAGTTTGTCGATAACACAATCCAATCCACTACAGGCAACATTGATATACAAATTGGTCTCACTAATAGCACTGCAAATTTAGTATTAAATCGCAATGTTGTTATGGCCGCGGGTAAGACGTTAAACACCGGCAATGTTGTTGTTAATGGGACTTTTAGTTCAACCAAGGGTATTACCCACAATGCAACACAGCCCACCCTAGTGGCCAATGTGGTTCCAATCAACTTTGATACAGACGATTTGATACATGTACACACAACCGGGCCCGGTACAACTCTCACTGCCAATTTGATCAACCTAGCAACTACAATAGGCAAAACAGTGGAAGTGCTGGTAATGAGTCCGGCTGGCGGCAGCACACAGTTCAATCACGGGGTGTCTAGCGGGCAATCTACAAACGGTTCTAGTATTTTTGTTACATCACACCAAAGTATGTATATCAAATATTTTAATTTCGACGGAACAACCGGTAACTTATTTGTAACTGCAATCGGCAACAACATAGTTTAACCAAACCCCTTGACATTGATGCAGTATCATAGTAGAATAAGTAACTAAACATCTTTTATTACTATGATACTTGCCGTTCTCTTATTACTTTCCGGGCTTACCATTTCGGGCGTGGCCATTTACTATTCTGTGATGGGCTTGATGGCCATTTTCTCGGCTGCTGCCATACCAATTGCAATCATGGGTGTAAGCCTGGAAGTGGGCAAATTGGTAACTGCGTCGTGGATCAAGGCACACTGGACTCGATTACCCCTCTTGATGAAAACCTACGCAGTCACCGCGGTAACCATTTTAATGATTATTACCAGTCTGGGCATATTTGGATTCCTTTCCAAAGCACACAGTGACCAAACACTAGTAAGTGGCGATGTACAAGCAAAGGTGGCAATATACGATGAAAAAATCAAGACTGAAAAAGACAACATCGAATCCAACCGCAAACAACTTAATCAAATGGATGCGAGTGTTGACCAAGTTCTTAGTCGCACAGACGATGAAAAGGGTGCCACTAAAGCCAATGAGATACGGCGTAGTCAACTCAAAGATAGACAAAGGCTTCAAAACGAAATCGTGGAAAGTCAGAAGAAGATATCTGCTCTTAACGATGAGAGAGCACCTTTTGCCGCAGAGAATCGCAAGGTAGAAGCTGAGGTAGGTCCAATCAAGTATAT